TACCAATTTTTATAAGCTCGATCAATTTGTTTGAACAATGGGTTAGCATTCTTTTGCGAGGAGAAATTACATCCAAATGTTCTGTAAAAAATGTCAACCATAGACTCTAAATACTCGTCTACGTTGTCTTTGGTAATACACTTTTCATCTTCACATAATTTTAGTAATTGAAGCATCAACATTAGTTCCTTTGCTTCTACATAATTGGCACGATCATTATCAGGTTGAATTTGGCGGTGTTTCCAATACGTGCAGAAATTCTTAACCAAAGAAAGACTAGCCTTGTCAATTTCTTTAACAAGAGTAATAGCACCTTCATAATCTGAAACACTTGCGTCTTCAGTTAAAAATAATCCAACTTCAGATAGGGCCAACTGTTTACGATTGGCAATTACCCATTCTGGATTATTACTATGATCAATACGTACACCAAATACTTTGTTGCTGAACAATGCCAGTGCACTTAAACTTTCTTTGCCTTCGTCACTGTTGAGTACAATAAAGTTTTCGCGAATTTCTGCTTTGGTTGTAGCATCGTAAATTGCAATTGGCACTTCGATATCTGCAGGGTCAAGACCACAGTATCTTACTGCCAACAAATACAATACCACCGCGGTGTGCTGACCGTCCCAAGCAATATACTTACCTGGCAGTTCTGGATCTTCATATACGTTGATGGCCATTACCTTAGTTTGTTTAAACTTCTTGATAATTTTAAGCACATGACGCCAAACTAATGGGCGATTCATAGTGTCATCAATAACTATGTCACTGAGCTTACATGCACGAGCTTTAACAAGCCTAACTCCAGACCAAGCGAATTTTGGATAGTTATTTTCAAACTCTTCAAAAGCACTAGTCAAGCCAGCACTATTAGTCTTTCTGGCCTTTTGTAAGGCTATAGGATCTCCGGGGCTAGTTTTAATTAGTGCATCCACTCTTTCACTTAGACTTACAAAATGACTTTCTTGTTTATTGAAACGGGAATTTATTTGATCTGCAAAACTTAGTCTAGCTGCCCGAGCAATGGTAGACTTAATAATTGATTGTACTGAATTTTCTTTAACTATCATAATGCTTCCTTAAGTGTACGGTTATTGTCTTTAAAAGTCTCATCATTAGCCAAAGGTTGTAGGAAGTGGATGAGGGCACCTTCTACAGCACTACGTTCAGTTTCTTTGTTAAGTAAAATATATCGCAATTCCCACAATAATATTTTGTCTTCGCTTACATCATAGTTTTCACGCAACCAACGCCAACCCTTAGTGTCAACGGCAGTTTCATTTGCGAATGCCTTGTCCCAATGTTTGCTTTGGCGTGATCTAACCTGGCCCTTGCCTACATATATTACTTGGTCGCCCTGGGTAATAATATAAATGCCATTATGATCAGCTGGAATGTTTTTGTATTGTTTGAACTCTTTTTCAATGACTTCTGCTTTGATGTCAAAGAACGTTAATACTTTTTGAATTGTTTCTTCTACCATAATTGGTACCTTATTAACTAAACAAACTCTAGTATAGCACCATTTTGCCAATCTGTCAAATCGAGTGTTGTATAAAAACAACTACTGATTATCTTCTAGATTATCCAAGTATTGTGCGAGATTCCCAGCATTCAATTGTAGCATAATATAGTTGGCTTCGTCTATTAGGTAGACTTGTTTTGCACTTGATATAAAATACGGAGCATCAAACAACTTTTCTAATTGTAAAAACTGCTTGCCTGTAATGGGGGTGTTTAATTTTACAGAATAGAAATGGAATTTTGCATTATCAATAAACCATTTAGCTCCGGCTCTGCTTAATCTAAGACTAGTGGGATTTATGCTATTAAACCACCAACGTGCAAATGATTCTGAAGTAAAGTCACGACGTGGATCATACCCAGCGGCGGATATTGCTTTGCCCCGCCACTCACCTCTGCGATTAGGGTTTATAGATTGTGTCACCTTGTTTCAATAATACTACTGTAAACTTTTCAGTTTTAAATAAAGTATTTAATTTCTTACAAAGGTTTATGGCATGTCCGCTATTTGAAAAACTGACCTTTTTATATTTGGGTCCGGGATAGCTGACAAGTATATTGTGTGATTTTAAATTGATAGGCTTACTATCGTAAAAGACTGCGTAGATACCATCGGCCTCTAATACTTGCTCGCTTTTGTACGTGGTTTTGTTTACGTGATCTAATAATACTGTTGGCTTTGGTCGACTCATTTGTAAATCCTTGAACTACAGTTTATTTATCACTTTAATATGCGCACTTTATCTGAATCCACCGCCATCCATACTGATTTGGGCAATCGATTCAGTATTTTTGGGTTGATCTGTTAGTTCTGCAATCTGTGTGAGTAATGCAAATATGTCTGAGTGAAGATTTCGTGCTTCCGGAGCACTTAATATGAGATCTTTCTTTTGTGTTTGATTCATAATACGCACCTTTTCATTAAATGCACGTACATGGATACTTAATTTATCTTCCATTAATTTCCTTTAATGCAACTACTGCATTTTCCTCTGATCTAAAAGGTCCTTGGTATTCATACCTATTTAATGTAATTAATTTAGGACAAAACTGTTTGGTCCAGTTACTACCAAATTTTACCAGGTAGTATCCAGCACAATAAAAACTTTTACTTTTATTGCCTTTGGTATATATGGGCAAGTACCGTTGTACATCTAATACTTGATTGGTGGCAATGCCGGTAACTGGAAACCCGTATACTAGATTATCTGTAACCTTTGTGGGCTTTTCAGCTTTAACAAAATGTATATTGTATTTCTTACTAATAAGTTTAATATTGGGAAAATGTTCACGCTCATTGTCGTGTACGTAAACATATCCACCATTCTCATCCACTGCTTGTATGGTGGCAATTTTAGCCCCGTATTGCTCAACAATCCAAAATTTATCTTTAATTACTGGTTTAGCAATAGTTTCTATCATTTTTGTTTCATCCTGTGCATCGTAATTATTTTACCTAACTCTCTATCAAAGTCTTCTACATCTTCGGGTATAATATAAAGTTCTTCTGCACCGGCGCCACCAACTGTATATGATGAGCTCGACGTTTCTTCCCGAACGCTAATAATTGTACCACCATTGGCACTGGTTATTTTAAATGTAATACCGGGTAAGTTCATACTATTATTGCCACTTAGATTAATAGTGTGTAATTGACCCACTGCTGATTGTGCTCCGGATCCGTATAAATTTGTTGCCACGTTTTCTTCCTCTATTGTTATTCGACCCTGTGTGAGCCAATGAAAAAATCTCAATCTCCAACTACGGGGCTTTGGAAATAATACATTGTATGCTTTGTCGACACGACGCTTGTGTTCTACCAAGTCCTTCATGACTTGATCATTTCCATTGCTACAATTTGGCCAATCTGGGCAGCAATGTCTTGGTCATCGTGTATGACATTTAAGATTTCAGTTGTCTCATCCTTTTTAGGATCATAGCGTCTTGTAATTAACACAACACCACCACGTCCCACGCTGACATCAAATCTAAATGTTCTTGGAATGTCGGGATTGTTAGTTTCCGAAATATGAATTGCACGACTACCTTTGCGTCTACTGGGGCTACCACTGGGAACTGGATTGGCATACACTTCTTCATCACATCTGCCGTACTCTGAACCCCATTGTACTATTTTGTTACATAACCATTTAATCATTTTAAATCTTTGTCTGTTAGTGCTACAATGACCTGTAGCCGGTCTAAACTCTCCTTTGCAGTGGCCAGCGCATCTGCAACTGCTTCATTGTCTTGAGCAAGTTTTTCGATATGCTTTTCCATTTCAATCTTTTCACGTACCCACCCAATTGCTTCTACGGCTTCGGGCGTTAGACTTATGGAGCTATATGCTCCATGAACCTGGGTCCAATAACGTCCATCCCATGTTTCAAAGCGGGCGTTATTGAATCTCACTGCACCTTTGGCTAAGGCAGGTACTGGGGTTTCGGCATTGATGTATGGGCCGCCAGTGACTTCACCGCCCGAGGTATTGATGTATTGACTTCCTGTTAACCCATTAAGCATCCACAGTCTCCAATAGTTCCGGAGCTCGGGCCTTAATCAATTCTACTAGTGCCATTTGTATGTATTCGTTCACAGTCATATCTAGTCGATGTGCATTACGATAAATTTCCATCTCTAGCTCACTGTCAAGTTCTAATTGTATCATAACTCGTGTGTCGTAATCTTGGCCTGATAAAATAGCAGTGGCTTTTTCAACAAAGTCTTCTTCAACGTCTAGTTCTATATAGTCAACACCGTCCCAAGCAGTATTCATGTCAACACCACGTGTCTTGGCTTCTTCAGTATGTGCCATTGCATACCGGGGATTGATCATTCTATAAGCACGATCGTTAGTATAATCGTAAACACAAACCTCAAATACCACTTGTGTCTTTGTATCAAAGGTAATGTCGGTGCTATAACCACCTTTGCCATGTATGCCATTCCAGCTGGTTAACATAAATGTATCTTCGCCGTAACAGTCCCACATATACTTTTCGCCTTCGCTAATTCTGTAATTAGCCAGCTCTAGCCATTGCTTTAATGTAATCATGTTTTCTCCGGATAACTTGCTGATAAAAAGTCCACGTAACCTTGTATGTTGTCACTGATACGTTTCAAATCGTACTTGCCACAGAACTTTAAAAACTTTGTGCCAATTTGTGGTATATTTTTTACAACACTATTGTCTGTAATAGTCTTTGTGATGTTTAGTTTAACATCATCAGGTTGTGCAGTCAAGTCCACAATAGTTACATTACGATGATAGTCATCTAGGACTTTGTGTTCGACACCATTATGGTCAGTCCAACGTTGAAGCATGAGATTGTTCCACGCAAATCCTTTACTATTTCTATCGTCAAATGCTTCCATTAAGCCAACTTTGTTCTTAGTGCCCTGGGTGCGTACACCTGGATAAGCACTGAACACATTGTCTGTGGGGTCGCCACGCATACATTTTTCAAACAGTATCCACTTGGGATCGGGAATCTTTTTAGGCTCTTTAGTTTTCTTGTCAATAACCAATTTGCCTTTTTTATCTAAGATACCATTTAGTGTGTGTAACTCATCACTAATGCCATTATATTGCACAACATTTTCTGCCAGTAACTGATAAAAGTCTGTGTCACTGCTGACAATTACATGCGAATCTGCAGGGTGTGCTTGTATCCATCCTGCCACCAAGTCATCTGCTTCCAATGCTTCGTGCCGGAGAACAGTACAATTGGACTTTTCTGTAAAGAACGTTTTGAGTTCGTCAAAAGTTTCCCAAAATAGTTTATCTTCTTCTTGTTCGGCTTCTGTGGCCGCGGCTCTTTTAACTGCACGGTTTGCTTTGTACGGGGCATAAAAGTCCTTGCGCCAGCTGCGTCCCTCCAAACAGATCACGACATGATCTGCCTTTTGTTCTCGATATGCTTTGGCAATTGAGTTTAGTGTGACATGCGCGGCGAAACCCAATCTATCCCAAGTGTCTGCTTGGCGACTGGCTGAGTGTCTTGCACGAAAGAAAGTATTAGCTGCGTCTACAATTAGGTATTTCATGTCATTATAATAGCATATTATCCATTCCGTGTCAAGCAACTTTGGACAATTTTGGGATATAAAAACTCAGCCCATGCCTCATGAGCATCTGCGCCAAAATGGTAACTATTGGAATTTACCGTTTTAAACCCTTGATTCTTACACCAATTGTAGTAAGTGTAGTCTTTATCATACGGTTCTAAGTAGCACTCATCCCAGTCCAATTTTTCAACATTGTTGAACGGTTCAAAGCAGGTAAAGAAGTAATGTACCACACCGTCATTCAATAATTTACGATGAAAATTATATATAGCCCTGTGTGCTTTGTTGATTTCTGCTTGGTAGTTTAATTTTAGAGCCCAATTTTTATATCGATCCTTGATGGCTTGTGGCCAATCTTCACCAATACCTCCGGCATTGATTTGCCAGAATTTATTAGTTCCATCATCCCACCATTCCTCACGTTCCCACGTACTCCATCCAATTAAAAGTAAATCTGGGTTACCGTAGTCACGTAAGTAATCCTGT